CGAGTGCATCGGCATCGAAGCCCGTCAGCGATAAGTCAAAGTCATCGCCCTGAAGATCGGCCAGTTCGACCTGCAGCATGGCCTCGTCCCATCCAGCGTTCTCGGCGATGCGGTTGTCCGCTATCACCAAGGCGCGACGTTGCGTCGGCGTCAGATGGTCGAGGATCACGACCGGCACGGTCGCGATGCCGAGTTTCTGGGCCGCCGCCAGGCGGCCATGCCCGGCCACGATGACGCCGTCGCTACCGGCCAGGATCGGATTAGTGAATCCGAACTCGGCGATCGAGGCAGCGATCTGAGCCACTTGCGCATCTGAGTGCGTGCGCGCGTTCCGGGCATAGGGCACGAGCTTGGCGGTCGGCCACTGTTCGATCTTGTCGGCAAGCCAAGAGATCGTCATGCCGGTGCTCCCAGTCGTTCTGTGGCGACCGCATCAAAGGACTGGCCCGTGACCACGAGCGTGACCGGCACTTCCGGAAAGTTCTGCTGGAAGCGTTTGATGGTCACATCGACATATTCCGGCGCAATTTCTGTGGCCCGGACCACGCGACCAATACGTTGCGCCGCGAGCATCGTGGTGCCAGAACCGCAGAACGGTTCGAACACAATGTCACCCGCGTCGGTGTAGGTTTCCAGAACATGCTGCGGCAGCGCCACCGGGAATACGGCCGGGTGATCGATGTCCTGTCCAATCTTGCCCTTGTGCCTCATGATGCGAATCACCGAATCCGGAATCTTGGTCTCCTGAGTGGGCGTGCCGGCGGCAGTCCAGCCACCGATCGTTCCATCCCTTTTGCGCATGGCCGTTGAACTGCCGTCCTTGCGCAGATGGGTTTCCTGGCCGGCAAACTTGCAGGGCACGATCTTGTTGGCCTGGCGGGCCTGGCGGTTAAAGTGAAAGACGAACTCGAAAGACGGCGCCAGCCGACCGTTCCAGTCGCCGGGGAGTCCCGGTCCCTGGTCCCAGACGTACCAGGCAAAGCGTCGCCAGCCTTGGGTGCGCATCCAGTCGAGCCAGCCATTCCAGTACGGGATGACTTCGTTGTCGCGGTGGATCAGTCCGAGATTGACCAGCACCTGCCCATTTGGGGCCATCGGCAATTGATTGAATACGCCGCGCATCAGGGCATCCCAATCAATGATGGTGTTCGTGTAGTCCCGTTGATTGCCGTAGGGCGGGGAGGTGAAGCAGAGCACTGCCTGATCGTCAGCCATCAACGCGGCGACCACGGTGGCGTCGGCAGCATCACCGCAGATCACCCGGTGGGCACCCAGTTGCCAGACATCATTGGGGCGCGAGACTGGATTGACCGGTGCATCGGGCACCTCGTCGGCGGCATCGACATCAGAGGCAGTGGTTTCATCCTCGGTTGATGCACCCTCGGCGTCGACCAGCAACTCCAGAATCTCGTCATTGGAGAATCCAGTCAGCGTCAGGTCGTAGCCCGACTCGGACAACTCGGCCAGTTCAATCGCCAGCATTTCCTCATCCCATCCGGCGTCGAGCGCGAGGCGGTTGTCGGCGATCACGTAGGCGCGCTTTTGCGCCGGGGTGAGGTGACCCAGTTCGATGACCGGCACTTCAGTCAGCCCCAACTTGCGCGCAGCGGCCAGACGACCGTGGCCGGCAATGATGCCCTGGCTCCCATCCACCAGGACAGGATTGGTCCAGCCGAACTCAACGATGCTGGCGGCGAGTTTTGCCACCTGCGCATCGGAATGCGTCCGAGGATTGCGCGCAAAGGGGATCAGCGTCTCGACCTTTCGGTACTCGACGTTCAAGGCGTGGGTCATGGAATGCAAATGCCCGCCACGGTGGGCGGGTCAGTAATGGGGTGGTAACTGGATTCGGGTGGTAACCGGGGTGGTAACTGGTAACCCCGTTGCACGGCCTGACGCTATCGAAAGGCCGGGCTGTCGCCCCCCGCATGGGATTTTGCGGAGGAAGGACCCGTCGAATTCATCGGAGAGTCCATCCTGAAATGCAAAACGCCCGCAGGCATTGCCGGCAGGCGCTTTTTTCACATCTTGGCGAAATCTTAGACCTTCGATGTTCACCGGTCAAGGTGATTTCGCACATATCCATAATGCATTGCTAGCATGCCCAACGCAGCCACCAGAATCCCCCGTGCCTCAGGCTGCGACAGGGGCCGTCCGTTCCAGCCTTCCTGCACTGACCACTCCTTGATGCTCTGTCCGAGGCCAGCGACGTGCCACACCGCTGACCCGCCCGGACTCCCTACACCGCCTACGGCATCAAGCGCTTCACCGACTCGCTTGCGTGCAAAGGCCACGCGCTCGGTCATGCTGTCGCGCCATTGGCCACCGGGTATGCGGTTGAAGGCAGGGACGCTGGGACCACCTAACTGAGCCAGCACGAAGGTAGTCGAGAAGTCCTGTCCGGCGTCATGCATCTGGCTTGTGATCGTACCGTTCTTCAGCATCAGGCTCAGCGAATCGATCGTGCGGAAATGAACGTTGCCCACGTGTTCGCCGGAGTCTTCGCGCACCCACTCAGCCTTACGACCGCCGGCAAGCGGGATGATGTCGCCCGGACGTAATGGTTCGGGTTTTGGTTTAGCGGCCATCGCGCAACCCTCCGACAACAGGCTGACGGCGACCGTAGATCCGGTTGCCAATGCCTTCGAGAAACTTTCGCTCCCAACTGTCGGTAACGGTATCCAGCACCACCACCAGGACGCCTTGCTTGTGCCAGGCCGCTGCACGCATGGAACGCAGATCGTCTTCGGAGGCGGGTGTGATTGGCAGCAGTCGCGCCAGTGCACAGGTTGGGCTACGCATCACTGGCCTCCCTGGAGTGCCCAATGCATGATCGCCAGTGCGTCGGCCTCGTTGTCGTCACACGGCGCATGACCTTTGGCTCGCATGGCAGCGATGACCTCACCCTTACCGGCATTGCCTTTACCGGTTGCGTGCTTCTTGATGGTAGCTACCGGCACGCCCTGGTAGGGAACGTGGTGGAGTTCGCACCACGCTGTGAGTTGTCCGAGGAAGGCGCCGTAGGTATGGGCAGCGGCCGTGCCCTTGTGCGCGCGCACCTCCTCGAACACGACCCGTGTCAGCGGACCGGCCTTGACGTGCAATTCACCAAGCCATGCCGCAAAGCGCAGCAGAGGCATGCCTCCGCCCTCGAAGCGGCCGGCCTTGAACAGTTCGGTGCCGGAGGTGATGGCGCCGCGTGGGTAGGCCAGCGCCCAGCCGGTATGCTGGCCGAGATCCAGCGCCAGAAGGGTATCGGCCATGGCGTGCTGGCGCGGTTCGGGTGATGACGATTCAACTGATAAGGGCATAGCGCTCTCCTGGAGGCGTTTAAGCGACCTGGAGGAGCACCAACATCGCCGGGTCAGGGCTGATGCAGCTCCCACATGTCCGAACAAATTCGGGTGCGGCTGAATGCCAGGGCTGGGTACCCTGGCGGTTGGGGACAGGCCCCACACAAGCAGAGAAGAAGAGAGATACTTCAATACTTACTTTTTTCTATCTATATATCTGTTTCTCTCTCCCTCCCTGCCGGTGCCTGTTCTGGGTGTGAGACTCCATCCCTATATTTTTGTATCTATAGGGTGTGGCGTTGAAAGAAGGTCAAAAGTGAAGCAACCGTTTGTCATCTTGCTAAGCCCATGATTTACAGCACCTTGATCCACTGGGCCGGACGGCCTTTGCTTTGAAGCATGACCGTGTCGATCAGGCGAGCCTCAGCAAGTGTCCGCAGGACGCCATCACGCTGGCGGTGATCCATGAACTGGGTGCGTCGAGTGAACTCGCTCCTGGACATACCGGCCTGGCCCGCATCGCGCAGAATTTGCATGGCGCGCTTGTGATGCGACTCGACCATGTTCTCCGATACCCGTGCGGATGCCTCCCGAATGGTGAGTTCAGCGCAATGTCTCGACAACATGATTCCCCAGTCCGCATCGTGACCTTCGATCTGTGGATCGACAGGGTCGCGCGAGACCGCGCGGATCAGTGCCAGCTTGGTCGCGTTCTCTTCGATACGTGCCAGGATTGATGAGTAGCCCGTGCCACGCGAGGTACGTAACTGTCCCACCAGTTCCTGGTCCAGTTGCTTGAACGCAGCCTTGGCCTGGGGCGTCATCGGCACCACGCGGGGATCCACGAGCACTTCGTCAACCGCACCGATATCGGCCAGATTGCCGCTCAGTTTTCCGCCACCCTGGTGGATGAGGATGAGCCGGTCAATCAAGTCCTGAGGTGGATCGATAACGCCGAAGACTTCGTTGCTGTCCGGGAAGTCGTCTTCGCTTTCCATGATCAGGAAGCGCGCCAGCGACCCGTCGGCGACGTTGGAGGCCTGTAACGCCTGCCAGAAATGCAGGGGCGTGGTGGTGCCGTATATGCACGCGCACGGCTGGTGGATGGCGCGGTGGGCATTGTTGTGCTGGGTGCTGGCGTATTCCACGCCGAAGTAAGTGGTGCCGGCGGTGGTGTACAACTCGGTCATCAGGTCGAGGATTTCGCACACATAGCGTGGCGACCGCTTGCGATCTGCGGCGGCCGACAGAAACATCCCAAACTCGTCCAGCTGGAACAAGATGGCAGGTTGCCGCTGAATGGCGGTGAGCAAACCCGAGCCCGAGGCGATCTTGTTGCCCCCGAGGTATTGAAGCAGATTGGCCTTGCGAAATAACTCGTTGATCACAACCCGGCTATGGTTTTTGCCGGCGCCGCTCTCCGCGATCCCCACGACGTAAAGGTTAGAGCGGGTATTGCTTTCGGTGCGGTACTTGCGACCCATGAGCGCGCCGATGGCACAGAGGCTGGCACCCAGAGCCAGGACAGGCTGTGGTCGTTTGGCTGTTGCTCCCATCAGGGCCATCATGTCCGCGATCACGCCACCCACCTGGTCCCAGCCTGCCGGCAATGGTTTAGGTGGCGGCAATGAATCCCCCGACACCGGCTCCAAAGTGATCGGACTCCCAGCCTGCAGCGCTTCCAGCAACTCACGCGCCGGGTGGTGGCCGTTCATGACGATCTGGCCATTGAGTTGCAGATCGGCCGCCGGCACCCACCCGTTGTCGAGCGCCAGCTTGTACACCGTGCCGGCGCCGATACGTTGCGGTGCAAAGCTGCGCCAGCTTTTTGCCGTTGTCTTGATCTCGTTCTTTTGTGAAGTCGCCGACCAGGCCTCGAAAAGCGGCCAGCCGTCGTCACCCAGCGCACCCTTCATGGCCATGCCGACCCGCACCCAGCTGTCGTAGTCGAGGTCGTCGTTGATGATGAAGCGCAGCGCATCTTCCACCGCCTCCAGCGTGCCGCGCTGTTCAGGCAGATTCGCGCACTCTGCTGGCGCGCGCAGTCCGGTGCCCAGACTCTTTGGCCGCAGTTCAATCGGAATCAGCAGATAGGCCTCTTTGGCAAACTCCCGTGCCTGCGCTTCCGTGATTGCCGGCAGCTCATCCATGTCCAGTTCGGCCAGCGTGGATACCGGCCACTCATACGGCTTACCGGTATCCGGGTGGATGCCGTAGGCGATGAACTGCTGGCCGACGCCGAGCACTTCAATTGGCGGATACTTGAAGCCGCCGAAAGGTTGTACCGACCGATAGACAAGCAGGCGTTTGGGGGCGTGGCCGATGCGTACCGCCGGGGTGTCGCCCAGCATGCGCTTGGCCAGACCTTCAATCTTCTCGGCAACTTCCTTTGATTGCAGTACATCGATATCGATACCGATGACCTTGCCGGCGGCGACGCCGATGCCGGACTCTGGCCAGTCGCCCCAGATATCGACTTCATTGTCTGTGGTGTCACGTTCGCAGTGACGGCTCCATTTAGGGTAATCCTGCCATTGGCCACGGCGGAAAATGCCTGGCTTCTTGGTGTGCGGCTGAATCGGCAAGATGGGAAACCCTGCATCGACGAGCTTGGCGCCCAGTTGGGCCATATAACTTGAAGCTGTCACAGGCCCTCCTCAGAACGGCACAGGCTGGTGCTGATAGGCATCGCGCAGGTGATCCTGAAAGGCAGTCACCATCACATCAACCAGCAATGCCCATTCCTTTTCAGACCACTGCGCCAGATCTGTTCTGCCCAGTGATTCGACGTATTCGCCGCCGGCAGCGCCGGCATGACGCAGTGCCGCTTCTTCGTGTTCATTGGGATCAATCATTCCTTCAAGCCTCGTAGTAATGTTGAGACAGCGCATGGAGCACAGCCATAGATCACGACCGCTCCTGCGGACGATGCGCGGCGAAAACCCGAAGCCCCGGGTTTCGCGCCGGCAGATGTCACAGACCATCAGAAACGGGCCGCGACGATTTCAGTGAAGCGGCCGCTGGGGCGGACCGCGATCTCGGCCGGGCACTTCAGCTGAGCGGTGCAGGCGAGCGCTTCTTCCACATCCGTGGGCAAAGGCACACCCGGTGCGCGGTTCGCCCACCAGCTGGCCGCCTTCTGGCGCGGATAGCCCGGGTGCTCGATGCAAACCCACTCGCTATGGCTGGTCAGGCCGCTCCAATAATCAACTCGGAGTGACGGCGGCTTGCCAGGTTTTTCATGGCGCGCATAGCTGACCCGTGTGACCGGCACCCACTCCGACTTGCCTGAGGACACCACATCCAGATGGCTGGCCTTGGCTTCGAGCTTGATTTCAGGAGGCGGAAACATGTGTCCGCAGTCCGGGCACTGGCGGGTGGCCGCGTGAACGATACTGTTGCAGTCCGGGCAGGCCTTGGTGGGCGCCACACCGTCTTCACCGCCTTTGGGGCGCTTGGGCTTGATCGCATCAATCGGACCATGACGCTCAATATTGCCGGCGAAGTCCAATACCAGGCAGTCCGTTTTTCCCGGCGCCAGGCGACAGCCGCGACCCACAATCTGGACATACAGGCCGGCCGACTTGGTTGGCCGCAACATCGCGAGCAGATCGACGGCCGGTGCATTGAAACCGGTGGTCAGCACATTGGCGTTAGTCAGGCACTGGATCTTGCCCTGCTTGAACGCGTTGATGATGGCTTCGCGCTGAGCACTGGGCGTGTCACCGACAATGGTTTCGCACGTGACACCCCGGGCGCGGACGGCATCGCGAACGTGATAGGCATGATCGACCCCGGCGCAGAAGATAAGCCAGCTTTTGCGGTCCTTGGCATACGAGAAGATTTCATCGACGGCGCTTTGGGTAATGGCATCCTTGTCGATCGCTGCTTCGAGATCTCTGGCAATGAATTCACCGCCCCGCGTACCCACACTGGTGACATCAAGTTCGGTCACCATGCGCTTCGATATCAGCGGTGACAGGTAGCCGGCGTCGATCAATTCGCGCACCGATACCTCATAGGCAATATCGGTGAAGATCGAGTCATCACCTTCGTGCAGCATGCCGGAATCAAGACGGTACGGCGTGGCGGTCAGGCCGATTACCTTCAACAGCGGGTTGATGCGCTTCAGGCCATCAAGGAAGCGGCGATACATGGTGTTCGACGAGCGCGGAATCAGGTGGGCCTCGTCGATCAGCACCAGGTCGCACTGCTGTACGTCATAGATCCGCTTGTGAATGGACTGGATACCGGCAAACAAGATTTGCGCCCCGATGTCCCGCTGCTTGAGTCCTGCCGAATAGATGCCAGCCGGGGCCTCAGGCCAGAGTCGCTTGAGTTCAGCGTGGTTCTGCTCGATCAGTTCGCGCACATGGGTAACGATCAGGATGCGTTGGTCCGGGAAAGCCTTCAACACACCTTCCACAAACGTCGCCATGACCAGCGACTTGCCGCCGGCCGTCGGGATGACCACCAACGGATTGCCGGTGTCGGCATGAAAGTAGTTGTAGATGCCCTGGATGGCGCCACTTTGATAGGAACGTAAGGTAAGACTCATGCGGATACTCCTGTGTAGGTGTTCGTGTATTTGTTGAATCCGGTATCCCGCCAGCGGTCACCGCCGGGAAGCAGGTACTCAACCCAATCCTCACCAGCATCAACTTGCTGCGCTGGTACCAACTGCGGCAAATAGAGGTGGAACTCGCACGCACCGCGCTGATCCGCCTCTGTGAGGAATCGTTGATGCCGGCTGCACTGCCAGCCACTCTCGACCGGCGTGGAGTGCAGACAAGTTCGGCAATTGACCTGGGCGGCGACCGTGCACTCACGCTCGCCATGGCACAGTGCTGCGTGATTACAGAACCGGCACTGATACCAGCTCGGGTCATCCGTCATGCGCGGCGGCGGTTCCATCGAAAAAATGATTCGCCCAGCCTTGTCGATCAGGCGCTCGGCATAGGCCCGGTCAATTTCAATGCGCTCCACGTACAGGTCATCGGTATCCTTGTTGACGGCCAGGTACATGGCCCGGGTAATGCCCGTCAGGTGCATGTAGATCTGCATCTGGGCAAAGTGCTGCGGCTTGCTGTCACGCACCTTCCTGGCAACCAGGTCACCAAAACTTTTGTTCGAGTGAGTTTTGAACTCGAGCACGTGCCAGGTCTTCGGCGCTTCCAGCAGGTTGATGGCGACGCCATCCAGCGAGCCGCCGAAGTGACCGCCGTGAGCCTTCACCTGAAACTGCCGGCCGGTCTCCGGATCCACCTCCAGCACCGTGGCACCAGTGCGGCGCAAATTCAGAACCAGCCGGGATTCTTCAAGCTGACCGGTTTCGAACAAGCGCAACAGGCGACCCGGGTGGTTACTGCGGGTGACCCAGCGGAAGTCGTACCAGAGCGCGCGTTCGCAGTCCTTGCCGATGAGCGATGCACCCAGGTGACTGCGGAAGCCGTCACCGGCATCGGCTTCATAGGCGACGAAAATGGCGTCCCGGGTTAGGCAGGAAATGGCAGGTAGCTCAGCCATCCTGCTTCCCCTGGGTTTCGTGAAGTTGTCTGGCCTGACTGACAAGGCCCGCCCACTGCGCATCTGTACATTCGCTGCGCAGAACTTCGATCAGCGTGTCCTTGAAGCGATCACGTTGGCCAGCGTGGTTGAGCGCCGCAATGTGCGCTGTCAGCTGGGCCAATTCCTGCTGTTTGAGACGGAGCGCTGTTTTAGCCCGGTGATACCACGCCGGATCCAGGCCCTTCTTGTCCGCCTGGCGACGAATATCCGTCGTCGCAATCTGAATACGGATCGAGGCAATTTCTCCCTGCAGCGCGACCAGGCGGTCCCGGCATTCCTGTCGGGACTCTGGTATACGCAAGGTTTCGGTCGGATTGAACTGGTCGCGCATGGCTGGCACCACCGATCAGGCCTGACGCTTCCAGGGCAAGCCGTTCGCTGCAGGCGTATTTGGCGGCGCCACCGAGGTAACCGCTGCGGGGCGGAACCCTGAGTTGCCCGGCACCGGGGCTGCGACGGCATCAGTGGTGCGCGGCAAATAGCGGATCGAGTTGCTTTCCCCGTACATGCCTTTGGGCGGCCGGACGCGGACGTCAGCAATCAGGGGAATCAGATGCAGTTGCTCGCTGTTGCTGACTTGCAGCTTGCCGACAGCGCGGCAGATCGACGACAGGGTGCGCTGGGCAATCTGTACCGCATCTGTGTTGGCGTTGACCAGGTTCAGGCGGTCAAACAGTTTCCGTCCGGCGTATTGGCCGTCGAGAATGTCGACTTCCAGATACAGGTACTGGCCGTGACCGTCCTTGGTGACGCGCATCTCACTGGCAACAATCTGCGCCAGATACTTGCCGGGTGGAAGGACTTCGTAGCCGTTGCTCGGTTCAATGGAGGATGCGTCGAAGGTGTGTCCGAATGAAGCCATGGTATTTCTCCTTTTTCAGGTGCGGGTGGTGGTGGTTTGCGACGGGGATAACGTGGGTTGAAGTGACTCAGGCATCGCCTGGATGAAGCTCTGCCAGTCCAGCGGCAAGGTGTCCGGCAGGCCGTAGCGGTTCTTCGCCAGGAAGGCGGGCCGTTCGGCGGTGTGGATGACCCGTTCACCAGAGCCCATGGCCCGGTTCACCTTCTTGTTGAAGCCGACATCGGCCTTCACGGTGCTGATGCGATAGTTGGCAAACAAGACAAGGTCAGAGTGTTCCTGCAGCAGTGCCGCAGCGCGGGTATGGAGCTTGATGACGTAGCGGTCGTAGGGGTCGTGCTCGGGACTATCGAAGCGCTTGATGTCGGTGTGCGCGATCTGGATCACCGTCATGCCACGGTCGTCACGTAAGGCGTTCAGGCCGTCGATGTACTGGCGCCAGAGATTGAGTGCGGCGACGTATCCCTTGCCGTATCCGGCATCCTCAATGGAGGCCCAGCCGTTGTCGCGGCAGGCCCGGCCCCACACCAGCGGCTCCAGCCAATCGACGCTGTCGACAACGACCGTCTTGAAGTCATGGCTCTCGGTGTAGAGCGCCGCCAGAGCATCGATGACATCTTCGAAGGTCCGTGCCAACGGAAAATGTGACGTTGCCAGGGTGCCAAGCCCGTCCTCGGTCTGTACGAATACCGGGGCATTGGCGTCGGCCGCGAAGGTCGTCTTGCCGACACCCGCAACGCCGTGAATCAAAATGCGCGGCGGCTTTGGCGAGTTAGTGCGCGTCAGTTGTGCGAGTGAAATTGCCATCATTCACCTCCGCCAAAATGGCTGTCATTGGCGGCCTGAGCCTTGGCCAGTTCCAGCTTGTAGATGGGTTTGCCAGTTTTCAGCGTCCGGGCCGGCTCGAACAGATTGCGGACTGCCGCAGGCCAGGCGCCATACTTGGTTTCGGACACCTTGATCTCGATGGCAACGTACTCCTCGGGGTTTTCGCCCCACTTGCGCAGTGCCTCGACGGCCTCCTTGAGTTTTTTCTGGTCATACTCGGTGCGCTTCGGCAAATCGGCGATGACGACGTAACCTTCCTCTTCAAAGCGCACGGTGCCGGTGGTTTTGCCGGCTTCCTGCCGGAGTTGTTGCGCACGGTCGGCAAAGCGGTGATTCATCACAGACTGCAGAAACACCTTGTACTGACCGACGGCCTTTTCCGTTGAGGCGACTCGCTGGAGCAACCGGTCGAGTTCGGCGATCGGCAGATGCTCAAGTTCTGCCATGTAAAGCTGGCCCAGCTCGTCCAGCACTTCGGGTTCGGGAATCATGGTTAGCTCTTTCAGTGAGGGTGGCGGGAAATAGCGGCGGTGTTGGCTTGACGCAAACGTGACCGAATCTCGGGAGGTTTCAGGGAACTACCGGACCGGATGGCGAGGTAGCGGTAGTGGCTGTCACCGACCTTCACGCTGAACAGGTGCACCAGTCCGAGTTCGCAGGCAATCCAAGCGCGACGGGCAACGGAATGGACACGGGCACGGTCCTTCGTCGACAACTCACTGGCTACTGCGGAGCGATCGAGCAGCAGGAGTCCTTCGTGGTACTGGATGGATTGCCCTACCAGCGCACTGGCAATCCAGTCGCAGAAGCCGGCCTCAGTCAGCGGCGCCGGTGGTACGTGCACCGATTGAATTCCGGTGCGACCGACATCCACGGCCAGGCCAACTTGGCTGTGCGTGGTGTTCGTCAATTTTTCGGTTGCAAGCAAATCAATCTCCCTGGATGTGTTGGTCGGTTTTGTCTTTCAGGCACCGGCCGGATCGGGCATCGGCTTTTTGGCGTCCTGAAGGTTCATACCGGGCAAGGTGGTTGTTTTTCTCAGGGCACTCGGCGCCACTCAGGCGGCGGCGCGGAAGCCGAACATGCGCAGGTGCATCTGCAGATCGGAAACCCGGCGGTAGAACGTGGCGGTGGAGATGCCAGAGGCCTTGCAGGCGCTGGGGAGGTCCTGACAAATTCCGAGCAGATCGAATAGGGCCGGAAAAGAGGTCACGATCCTCTGCCCAAAGAGGTACGACGCTATCGTTCGTGGCAACGGCATCAATATTGATGTCTGGGTCGTTGGCTGCTTCAGTGTCCGAGGCAAAGCTCAGGCGAGCACGATCCTTCCGGAGGCCATTCAGAAAGTCATTGGTGCCGTTCTCAGCGACCAGTCCGGTAAAGGTGCCGGCACTACCCTTTTCAGGATCAAAGCGATCTGCTCGCTCAAGCAGATCGAGGATCAGCCCCTGGTGAAGATCCTCTCGGTCAGCAGCAGAGAGTTGAAAGTTGACTGCCGCACGGTAAGTGCGGGTCGCGGCCGCATTAAGTGCAGCCTGAACATAATCGGGATCCGGATCTGTCGATTTGCCAGCGCTGGCGGTGACCGCTGGCGGATGTTCGGTATTGCCGGAGTTGGTCGGTTTTAGTTCGGCGGCAAGGAAGTTGCGCTGACTGCAAGAGTCGT